AACTGTTTCTGTTAGCGGGTACTCAATTTTAGTTTCTGAAAACATCTGTGCCCAAAAATCTACACCTAAAAATAAGGTTCTATTTTCTAGACCACTAGGATAGTTTTTTAGTATTAAAGAAGCATTTCCATCTTTAGGGCTTCTTATTATATACTTTTGAGGATATGTAGAATACTCTAAGTGTTCATCGTCAGAAAACCATATATCACACTTTCCCCAAGTGTTATTACCATTAATACGAACTAAAACCGGTGCGTTAATGATTACATCGGATAGATCTAGCATATCTCCTAAAATGTAGATATTCTTATCTCCAATATAATTAAGAATCTCTTTAACTAAATAACTATTTGTTTGTAAAACAGTACTTAAATGATCACTCAAAATCAGTCTCTACGCTCAATATCTTCTTCCACACACTCGCTGCCCCATTGTATCTCAAGAATATGAGCGTTTACATTTTCAGGATTTGAGGCTTTGTGCCAAACTTGAACACCTATTTCAGACGGTTTTAAGTGAGGAGTTAAATAAACAATGCCTGTATTCCAGTTAAACTCTGTTTGCATTTTAACTACCCCTTCGAGAACTATCCATTGTTCAGACCGTTTAAAGTGTCTTTGATCACTTAAACTCTTGCCAGGATAGATTACAAGCTCTTTTACTTTATAACCTTTTTCAGGTTTGTGGTCTAGTACGCGCCAGTATCCCCAATCACGTTCTGTGCGTTGAGTTTTCCACTCGTCGAGTATCCAACTACTAGAGTTAGCTTTATTTTCTCCGCCAACGCCCCATGCAAACTCTAATCCATAAGTATTCTTATACATATCATACTCTGGAGTGGTGCCAAGATTTCTATCTCCACCATTCGCAAAGATTATTGTATCCTGACTACCGTGAGTAGAAAGCATGTGAAAGATAGCATGGCATGCACTTCCATCATCGTCATTAAAAGCAATAACTTCATCAACCATTTTAAGATTTTTTATGATAGCAGCTCGCTCTTCAAAAGGCATAAAAGGTCTACCTTTTTTACGAGTAAGCCAGGCATCAGAATTAAGTCCGACAACTAGTTTGTGTCCTAACTGTCGTGCTGCTTTAAAATACTCAATGTGTCCAGAGTGTAGAGGATCGAATCCCCCAGTAACTAATACTACGCGTTTAGTCATTATCTCTCGTTGCAAATATCTAAAATATTACGAATTTGGCTTTCTTTTTCACCAAGTTGTTCTTCGTTTTGTTTATACATCACTGTTGCCGCAGCTCGAACTGCGCTAGAAGCGAGACCATAGGTATCTTTTAAATGCTTTACTCTGCGGTTGATTTCCTCTCTAGAAGAGTCAATTGCTCCTAGAAAAGCTACAATATCTTGCATTTGTTCTGACACATCTTCTGGATCGATTGGTTTAATTTCTTTTTCAGCCATTACTACTATCCTGCTTAGTTGGGTAAATTAGTTTTGCCAGCTTAAAAACTGCTAGACCTAGTTTCTTTCTAAGATAAGTAATCTTAGTTTCGTTTATATTTTTATAATTCTTAATCAATTCACCTGTTAAAAGTCTAACATCCATAGGAGTAACGTTACTATCTATATACACATAAACAACGTTACCTTTAATTATTGGTCGTAGCTTTTTATCTTCTACTCTTTTAAATATCTTTACAAGTTTATCAGGTGCATGAATTTTTAAGTGTGTCCAGCTTTCACCAGAAAGCTGTTCAATTTGAAACTTTGCAATTTTTTCTAAGTTTCTGACTAACTGACGAGCTATAACCTCTCGTTCTAAAGTACTCGGAGGTTCTGGATTGCTAAAAACACTTTTAACCATTGGTAGTATCTTTCTTAGGTGCGTGCTCTAAATCATGTACATAAAGCTGAATTATTGCATAGTGAATAATTTTCATAATATCATTACGCCACTCTTCAGGAGTTTCACCTTTTTTTCCATATCTATTGCTGTACTTATCAATATTACCCATACAGAATCCAGTTCCGTGGCCTCTATCAATAATTACTTCTGTAGATTGGAATTTGTTTTGAGAATAGTGTTGATTATATGTAGATCTGATATAATTAAATACCTCATCTAAATATACATTCTCTTTAAACTTAAAATCTATTTTACCAGTCATTTGGAATCCTTTTTGCTACAAGAGCTTCTCCAGCATATTCTTGTTCTTCTTGAATATAAGCATAGAAGCCTTGTACTGCTACTTCTTTATTTTTTGCTTCAATATCAAAATCTGCGTATTGCAACATTGGAATATGTCTTGACATATGCTCTTCATCTTCAAATACTTCTGAATGTGCATTTACTTTCATCCAGTAGTCTGGATTTTCTAAAGGAAAAGATTGAGAAGTATGAAATAGAGGTCTAAACCCTCTCCAAGATTTTACTGCCTCTTTAAACATATCATCATTTACAGTAATATTTTTTACGTCACGAATCTTGCGATTAACAGTTTTCCCATTAACTACTACTTTTTCAGATTCAGTCATACGGTGACAAGCATAATGATGCGTGTCTAAAGTACATCTAATAGGAACTAGTTGTGCTAATTCTAATGTATGTGCAATATCATACCCGTTAGGTTTATCTTCATTCTCTACTGCGAGGCAATCTTGTGCATAGTCAGATAGATAGTGAAAGTTTGTAGCAAAACGTTTAATACCATCAAGATGCTTTCCACCGTACAGTCCTTGTAAGTGAATATTCATTACAAACTCTTTTGCAGGAATATTCATCAATTTGCCATAGAGAGCATGATACTCTAAGTCTTTAACAGAATTTTCTACAACCTCAGCTTTATTAGAAGCTAGTACGGTGTATTGACCTGGGTGCACACTTAGTCGAACGTTATTTTGCTTAGCAAAGTTTCCTGCTCGTTCTAATAGAATAGAAATATCATCCCAAATTTCTGCATACCAGTCTTTAGTAAAATCTAGAGTATAGCAAGGAAACAACTCTGAAGAAATACGAAAACTACGAAGATTGATAGGTTGAGTATTAAAATAAGTACTAAGAATATCTACGAGTTTTGAACAGTTTTCAATAGCTTTAGCTTGTACTCTTTGTTTACCATCTGCTTTTAGAGCAAATGTTTTAGTGGTAGTTCCAAAATTATATCGTTTAGCCAAAGCTTTATCATGAAACTGGCAACATTGAGAAATGCGCCAGTCATAGCTAGAAGAATTGAAATATTCCATGTTATATCCTTATATTATTTTTTCAGTATATAAGTAAATACCCTATTAGTCAACTTCAATCTTTAATTGCGAATCTCCCGGACTGACTCTATAATTATCTTCTACAGAGTCAGGAGTAGAAACTTCAATAATAGTTCCTGCTTTTATACATTCTAACTGATGAGGGGAACAAGGTTCATTATGCCAAGTATCTCCTTCTTTTAAACTTGTAGTTATTACGTCAGCATTAAAAGTATTAATCCAATGAACTAAAAATTCTCCACTAAGAACATACCAGCTTTCATCTTTTTCACGATGAAAGTGCATAGAGAATTTAGCACCTTCATTAAAAACCATTAACTTGCCACAATACTTATCAGTTGTAGCCCAAATAAGCTCGTGTCCCCAGCCTTTTTTAACAAATCCACTTAGCTTAGTCATTATTTTGTCAATATCCTATGTCTCTTAAATCTTCTTCTGTTATAGTATAAGTTCCAAAATGTTGTACGGATTTAGATGCGAGAGCTGTAGCAGCCTCAACTCCTTTATGAATATCAAATTTTGTAGTCAGTACTGCCAGTGCAGCTAGAAAAACATCTCCTGCCCCAGTTACATCGTGAACTTGAACATTTTTTGCCCTATAAAATACACCTCTACAAACAGAACCTTTACTTCCTAATGTTACTATCTTAGTAGAAGTACTAGGTTTATTGTAACAAAGATTATCTTCATACTCATTTACTTTTATATAAGCATGAGGAAAGCAACTTAAGTTTTCTTTTTTTGAATCTACGAACACTAAGCCTGGATAGCGATTACAAATAAGTTCAGCGAGCTTAGGGGTGATAAAACCTTTACAGTAGTCTGAAATTACTACTAAATCATAGGGCTCTTTTAAGGCTGTTATTATAGAGGACTCTAAGGGAGAAACTTTATCTCCAATATCTTGTCGCAATAATTGTTGTTGAGATTTTTCATCAACAAATCTACGTTTAATAATAGAATTTTTATCGTTTGTTAAAAATTTAATTTTACAACCTAAAGCTTCTAAGTTGTTTTTAACATTTATAGCCATACCGTCTTTTCTAATAGTATGAGAATGTACCATAACTGGAACTGGGGCTTCTGGTGATATTCTAGTCACCGTACCCATTTTATACTCATCTATACAAGACTCACCTATTAGTAATGCTTTTAATTGTGTTTGTGGTAGAGTAGCCATCTATTCGCCTAAAAAATTTAACTTCCTTAACTAGGTCTTCACCTATAATATATTTATCTTTATATTCTTCTCCTATTACTAAATAGTCGGGCCTATAAAGTTTCATCAACACTCTTAGTTCTTTTTCTGAGTCAAAGCTTTCTACTGCATCAACACCTTTTATACTACTAATCATAAACATTCTATCGCTTAAACAGTTTATGGGTCTATCAAGAGATTTATTTGCCCTAACTCTTTCATCCGTATCTAAAGCAGCAACTAAAAAATTTCCCAGAGAGGCTGCATATTTTATAAGTTGAATGTGCCCTGGGTGTAAAATATCATAACAGCCATTAATCATTACTATTTTAGGAAATGAGGTCATTAGCTAATACTCTATAATCAAAGGTAATTTCTTCGCCTATAAGGATTCTATTTTTTGAAACAATAAAATAATTTTCAATATCATATCTAGCATTTGGAGTAGTAGAGTGATTTACATAAAAGCTCATATCAATACTAGAAAACCCATTAACAGGTATAAATATAAAATTGTCTGTTTGCTGTAATAAACTTTTATAAAGCTCTGCTACATTACTGTCTATTCTTTTTAAAAATTTAGAATCTACTTTTGCATACTCTGTAACACGTTTAAGTATAATCGTATTTGGGGGTATATCTTTAATTGCAAAAACACCTACACCGTGTATCGGTGAAGGTGCTATTTTACAGTAAATATCATTATATGCTTCTGCTATTAGTTTTGCAGCTAACATTTTTTAGCTTTCTATCAGTCAGGAACTTCGTATTCTTTTTCTTCCCATGCCAAACAACTTCTTAGGTTGTGACATATGAATTTAAATTTATGGCAGTAACCGCGACCACCACCATCTGCATCAAAATTATTAAAAGGTACTACGTCTGCAGCCATTAACGCTTTTGGAGTATTGTTGAAGTATTCACAATTAGCACAAACTTGACGTCTTGCAGTAGTTTCTGGAACCATCCATGCAGTAGCCATAGAAGACCAGTATTCTTTATTAGCCTCTGGATCTTCACTAGCACGTTCAGGACCTAAATTCCAGTACTTTTGTACTGTTGCCATATTAGTAGAGTTTATTTCTTCATTTATGTATATAGGAATATATTCTTCTTCACTCTCTTCTTCGCCCATCATTTCTTTTTTTTTTAAGCTTTTATCAATGTTTGAAGAGATAGTGTAATCACTATATTTATAGAAATCGTATACCCCATCCATATATTCAGAAGCAAGAGTTACCTTTGATTGCATCCAAGCAGGAAATTGTTCATCGTCTCTAATACTATTAACTAATTCTTCTGCTTGTGCTTTTACTCTACGAAGTTGAGTTTTTATCATATAACCTTCATAGTCATATTCCTCGCCTGGACCTGCTTTTTCAACTTCGTCCTCTGACATTAAATATAGTGTTGAAGCAATATCTTCTTCTGTTATTGTATCAATTTTTTTATTGTCCATATCTTTGCTCCCAAGCTTCTTCAAAACCAGTTAAATGAATATTTGCTTCGTGATTACCCCAAAGACGTTTAAAATAGCTATCCATCATTCTTTTAACTTGATCTTCATCATGACACCATTCTACAGGAATAAGATGACCTTTTACCTGCCAGTGCAACTCATTAGCCCATTTAAACTCTTCTTTAGTCATACTAGTTTAAAGTTTTAGCCCGTAAAAATAATTTTTACTTTCTAGGGCCTCCTTTACTAGGAGATTTCTTAGACCCGCCAGGCCCTGCCCATAGTTTTTTTCTAGCCCAATAGTTAGCAGAAAACTTATCGTCTTTAGTTAAATTACCAGATTTATCTCTAATTCCTGCACTGCGTTCTAAATAGTTCTTTCTAGCTTTGGTGGAATAGTTATGGCCATACTCTTTATGCCCAAACTTTACAACTTTTATTTCATCGCCTTTTTTAGCTAAAACAACTTGTTTGTGTTGAGAACTAGAAGTATTTCTTTTTGGTTTATTAAACCCTGGGTAAGTCTCACCTCTATATTCTACACGTCCACTTGGCAAGCGTTTTGCATCTTTTGCTTTTGCCATAATATTCTCCTTTGCTTAATTGCTATAAGCAAATTTATATACTATATAATATCAAATTTAATAGCGATACGCAAGAGTTTATTTATATAAAAATCCTAATCTTGGGTCTGTTAAATTCTTTTCTGCATCCATATAACTCAAAACATAAGAATAGCCTTGAGCTTTTAATTTACTTATTTGTTCAACAGTAGTTGAATGCCACACAGGTATAATTTCTGAAGCACCTTCTGGAAAGTCTATACCCCACCTAAGATGTATTTCAATAATTTTATTATTAATGAACTCAATATTTAAATAAGGAACATTTATATCGTGAACCCATGAAGGAATAGGAATAGATTTATTCTCTACTAATTCCCATTTCTCAAACCTACTTAAATTATTATAGTTTGCAGTAGCTTTACTAGTTTGTACTTCTTTAAAAACTAGATTCTCTTTTATGTAGTTTATACTTAAGTGATCCCCTATAAAGCGTTCACACCAAAATAAACTAGGAGCAAAATCATATACTTTATCTTTTTCTAAAGTTAGTATTTTTGCTCCGACTCCCATTCCACTTAAATTATAAATAGGTCTAACAACATATTCATTAGTTATAGGTACTGGTTTAGGTACAGGGCCTGCAGAATGCCCTAGTTTAAGTGCTAGTTCTAATTTATTAAAAGTCCATCTGTACTCAGGAAACTTATCCCAAATATCCCACTCTTCTAAGTCTGATAAATTATAACTTTCCAATATACTCAAAACCGTCTATCTGTTTTTTATATTCGTGGGCTTCTCCAAGATATAAGTAAGAATAACCTAATCTTTTATATCTTGCACACTCACTTTTTAGACTATTTATTCCTAATCTAAGTTTAGGTTGTGAGTAGTCCCAAGCAAACTGAATTGCGCTTACTGCGTTTTTACTTCTATATAAAGTAATGAGACTAAAGGCTACTAACTTCGAGTCGTTATAGTAGCCGATAGTCTCATTTATAATAAGATCTTCTAGGAAAAGAGGGGTTACACTATCAAAATTTTTATATTCGCAATAAGTTTTATAAATTGAATAAATTTCTGCATAGTGATTACTATCTAAAATTCTATATGAATCTAACTCTTCATAGTTAGTTTTAGATAGATCAATTCTGCAATACATTATTTTCTATATGTTTTAACTTTCTTTGCAATTTTACTAGGCTGTTTTACAAATTGTTTACCAGACTTACTTCCTTTGCGTTTTGCAGCGTTAGTAGCTCTTTTTTCTCCAGGGCTCAAGGCATCCCATGCTTTTTTAGGCAAGTATCTACCTCTTTGACTCTTTGGCTTATCACTTTCTTTCTCAGAAGAGTATTGCCATTTTTGATTAGTCCACTCTTTTAGACTTCTTTGAGATTTTTTAAGAGCCATTACTTTTTCTTCTTTTTATCTGTAGGTTTAGCTTTCTTTTTCTTTAGTATAGATTCTTGTAAAGCTTTTGGTAGTTTTTTTTGAGCGGCTGTTAGCTTATATGCTTCACCTTTACCACCTTGTACTACTGCCATGTTATTCTCCTTTTAGAAGGGTCCAAATTCCATAGCCAATAGCACCCCATGCTGCAAGTTTTGCAAAAGGTCCTGCTAATAGAATTACACCCCCTACCGCAATAAGAATTGCTCCATCTAAAGAAGTTCTTTCGACTAGTCTATCTTTAATCCAATTCATTATTGTTTCTCCAATCTTTGTATACGAGCCTCTAACTCATCAATTTTTTTAGTCATTTTAGGATATTTTTTACGCCACGCGTCGGGGGGCTCTTGTAACCAAGTCCAACCCCAGCGATTTACTAAAAAATCTAGTGTCTGATCGAACTTAGCATAGCCCCAAAGACCAGCTCTAGTCTCTTTAAACCAGGCAAGAAAAGCAGCCCCAATAAGTGCTCCTGCAATGGCTGTATAAATCCAGAGAGTATCTCCAAACATTCTATCGACCATTTCCCACATTACATTTTCTCCGTGGCAGCAACATAATTGTCCATGCCGTGATCTTTAGCTCCGTCTAGTAATCCAGATTTCCAACCGCGCCATTTATCTTTAACAACTTGCCATGTAGTTAGCTTACGAATATTCCCATAGAAGTTGATATATTGAAGAGTGCCATGATGTTTATAACCCATTAACGCTAAAGGCACCTTAGTCACAATATCATTATTATTAACAAATCTTAAGTGAGGAGTTTCAATGTGTTTTACAAACTTCCGTGTACCAACACGCGGGGATCCAAAGGTAACTAGTAGTTCTACTTTTGTGAATTCCTCAAAGCGTGAAGTAGCAATAGTAGCCATTGCTCCACCTAGAGAGTGGCCTGTGATATAAAATTTTTTATTTTTATGAGAAGATTGATGTTTTTTTATATCCTCCCAAACTTTATCAGTTTCTCCGCGAAATCCTGAATGTACTAACCCGTGAGTCATAGCACCACGTGGAATTGCATTTAAATCAGCAAGGATATCTGAAAGCTCTGTTGGCTCTGTTCCTCTAAAGGCAATCACATATTCTTTATCATTCCAAAGCGCATGGCACTGAGCGCCATCGTTTTCAAAAAATTTATGTCCTGTATATCCTAAGTCTTTAATCTTAGTAGCAGCTTCAGGTCCGTCTAAGTAAGCTAATTGAGCTAATTTAGCCATCTTTGCGCATATTGCTGTCATTTTTTGTACCCTCCACCACGCGCTTTATACTCTTTTGCTAGCATCTGCGCTTTTCTAGCACTCCACTGCCCTGGAGCGCCTCCTTTTGAACCAGCTTTGATTTGCTCAAAAAGTTGTTTTCTAAGAGTAGGCTTTGTATAATTACCAGCCTCGTTTACCTTACTTTTTGGTTTTTTTACCATCTTTTTTTGTCTTACCAGCAGCGCTAAGAGCAATTGCAATT